CTTTTACATATGGTATAATGATACTATGTTACAGATGCATGTTTGTACCCCCTTTCACTTTAAGACACCAGCTACGGCTGGTGTCTTTTTGATTGGGGAAAATATAAATTAATGCAGAAAAGAGGTGACAACATGACAGAAAAGCAGAAGCGTTTTGCAGACGAATATATAATTGACCTTAATGCCACAAGGGCATACAAGGTGGCATATCCGAATATAAAAAATGATGAAGCAGCAGCGGTGAATGCATCTAGGATGCTAAGAAATGCTAAGGTCAGTGCATATATTGACAAGCAACTCGCACAAATTAACAGTGAAAAAATAGCAGATGCACAAGAAGTTATGAATTATTTGACTGCGGTAATGCGTGGAAAGACACTGTCTGAAGTGGTTGTGATCGAGGGGCGTGGTGAAGGTTATTCGGCAGCAAGGCGAATGGAGAAAGCTCCTGATGAAAAGGAAAAATTGAAAGCAGCTGAGTTATTGGGAAAAAGATACAGGCTGTTTACAGATAATTTGCAAATAGATGGCAGTATGGCGGTGCAAATCTTTGACGATATACCAAACAATAAGGGTGATATAAATGACAAACTTAAAAACACTAATAGCTAGCCCTTTTTACCCTGTGCATAACAGTATAAAAAATGATAGATATACTCACTATTGGCTAAAGGGTGGTAGAGGCAGTACAAAAAGCAGTTTCGTTAGCATAGAGATTATTCTGGGAATTATGAAAGACCCAAATGCAAATGCCCTTGTTTTGCGTAAGGTAGGGGAAAATCTAAAAGATAGCGTATACGAGCAACTGGAATGGGCTATAAGGGCGTTAGGTGTTGACGATGTTTGGCAAAGCAAATTAAGCCCCCTAGAGTTAATATATAAACCTACAGGGCAACGCATCATATTTAGGGGCGGGGATAAGCCTAAAAAAATCAAGTCTACCAAATTTAAAAATGGATATTGCAAATTTTTGTGGTATGAAGAAGTTGATGAATTTAGGGGCATGGAAGAAATAAGAACTATAAACCAATCACTAATGCGTGGGGGCAATAAGTTTACAGTTTTCTATAGCTATAATCCTCCAAAAAGTAAGAGCAATTGGGTAAATACAGAAATTTTAAATCATAGAGAAGATAGGCTAATACATCATAGTACATACTTAGATGTACCAAGAGAGTGGCTAGGTGACGGATTTATCAGCGAAGCCGAATACCTTGCAAGCGTCAGCCCAAAAACTTACGACCACGAATTTATGGGAATAGTAACTGGTACTGGTGGGAATGTGTTTGAAAATGTAACTATCAGAAATATAACCGAAAATGAAATAAACACATTTGATTACACCTATTACGGTAATGACTGGGGTTGGTATCCAGACCCCAACCATTTTGTTGGGTGTTATTTTTATGCAGCAGAAAGAAAATTATACATTTTCAAGGAATTGAGATGTTGGAAAACATCGAACCTTGAATATGCTGAATTGCTGAAAGATTACAAGAATGTCAGAATAACCGCTGATTGGGGCGGGGGAGAAAGAAAAAGTATACAGGACATGCGTTCATATGGCTTTGATATGTTTGGAGCTGTGAAAGGTCCAGGAAGCGTTGAAGCAGGTTTAAAGTGGTTGCAAGGACTTAACGAAATAATAATAGATAATCAACGATGCCCGTATACGGCTGATGAATTTGTCAATTATGAGTACGAGAGGAACAAGGACAAAGAGGTCATTAGTGGGTATCCCGATAAAAACAATCACAGCATAGACGCAGTCAGGTATGCACTGGAAAGCTTGTGGAGAAGAAGAGGTGCTTAAATGAATTTATTTGGCAAATTGAGAAGGTGGTGGAATAGTTTGTTTGCAGTCGAAGGAATAGAAAAGGCTTTAGATGTAAAAATAGCAACGTCAAGTGAAATGCAACAGGCGCAGGAACTTTGGCGGTCGATGTTTTACGGTCAAGCTCCGTGGAATACGGACAAAATAAAATCAAAGAGAACTGCGGCGGCAATCGTTACAGAATTTGCCAGGGTTTGCACAGTGGAATTTGAAAGCAGTATGGCGGGTTCGCCTCGTGCCGATTGGCTAAACGAGCAATATCAGCCATTTATAGAAAATACCTCTTTTCAAAATATGGTAGGGCAACTTTCAGCAGGTGGGGAGCTGGTTTTGAAACCGTCTGTAAATGTAAATAACGGAATAACAGTCTCCATTATCGAAAACAACTGTTATTTTCCAATAAGATATAATTCCGATGACAGCTTAATGGAATTTATTACAAAGCGAAGCATATTAAAAGACGATGATTATTTTACGCTATTGGAACACAACAACTATGATGCCGAAAACAGGCGCTTTGAAGTGAAATATTATGCTTTTAAATCCGACAGTCCTGATAAATTAGGAGTGCAAGTACCATTAGGCGCAGTTGATGAATGGGCGGATTTACAAGAAAGATACCCATATGTTAACGTTTCCCCGTGGTTTGTGCATATTAAGACCCCCATGCAAAACGATGTAGAACAGTCGGGTAAAAATGGAATTAGCGTCTTTTCTAAGGCGATAGAGGCGATAAGAGAACTTGACGAATTAGCAGAATTAATCAGTCATGAGTTTAAAGCAGGGAGATTGAGGCAAACCGTCACTAGCGACATGGTAAAAAAAGATAAAAATGGCGAATATGCTGTTGATAGTGATGTGTTTATGGTCATCGAGGGCACGGGAATGAATGGGGAAGGTATCTTATCAACCTATAATCCAGAACCCAGAATAGAAGCGTACAGAGCAAGAGAACAACAACTACAGCGTGAAATAGAATTTTTGTGTCAAATGTCTTATGGAATGTTGTCGAATGCGCAACAGCAAGAAAAAACCGCCACAGAGGTTAGGTTTAGCAAAGAGCGTTTTTATAACGTCAACTTGTCTATTCAAAAAACATGGGAACAAGCCTTTGAAAAATTAATTAATATTATGGATGAAATGGCGACAGTTTATAGCCTTGCCCCACAGGGAGAATATGAAACATCCTATAGTTGGGGCGATAGCATCATGGCTGACAGAAACATTGAATTTCAAGAAAAAATGCAGTTGATTGCGGCTGATGTTCTTAGTCCATTTGAAATGCGGGCGTGGTATTTGGGAATTAGTGATAAAGAAGCCATTGAAACTTTGCCAAACACTGAACCACCAGATGTGGTTGAAAATGAAGGGGTTGAATAATCGTGTTGATGCCCGATTTTCTTGAGGCTATACCACTTGAAATGGTTAGGCTGATACTAGATTTTGAAAACCATACACTTTTAGACATTGCCCGAAGGCTAAAAGCTAATCAAAACGCATTTACATCTACGGCAGCTTATCAGCTGAAAAGATTAAATGAATTAAATAGTTTTAATTCTAATTATAAAAGGCGATTGCAACAGCTTTTAAATCTGTCAGATGCTGAAATTAATAGAATTTTTGAACAAGCTGCGATACATTCGTACGGTTACGACAAATCGCTTTTTGACGCTAAGGGAATAGACTTTATACCTTTTGCACAAAACGAGCAATTGAAACAATTAGCCTATGTTATGGCACGACAAACAAGGGCAGAATTCAGAAACATCACAAGAACCGCTGCTACCAAAATGACAAATAGCTATGGCAACGCTGTTAGTATTCCAAGATTTTTCGAACAGACGTTAGATAATACCGCTATGCGTGTAGCTACTGGTGCACAGTCATATGATATTGCAATTCGTGAGGCAATTAGGAACATGACCGATAGCGGAATTGTAAACATTGCCTATGATAAAAATGGTAGGAAGATACGAAGGTCGATTGAAACCGTTGTTAGAACCACAGTGCTAACAGGCGTTGGACAAATGGCTGACAAGATTACGGTTTCAAATTTTAAAGAGTTGGGTGCCGAACACGTTATTGTATCAAGCCATGACGGAGCAAGAGTTGGCGAAGGAATTGCAGACCATAGTGCGTGGCAAGGTCGAGTTTATCATGTGTCAGATGAAACGAAAGAAAAGATGACTGGAATATTGGAGGCGGTTTAAATGGCTGAATATCCAGATTTTGAAACGGTTACTGGTTGGACGGATATATTAGGACTTGGAGGTGTTAACTGTCGTCATAGTTGGGGCAGTTTCTTTCCAGACATAGAAGCCCCACCGTCCGAAACTGAATTACAAGAACAGCGAGAAAGGGATACTACAACAAAACCATATACATCTAAAAATAGGCAGGGAGAAGATGTAACAAAAGAATATACCCGCTATGAAGCTAACCAAGAACAAAGGCGACAAGAACGTGAAATGAGGTACACACGCAGGCGGGCAGTTGCAATGAAAGAAGCAGGGCAAGATACTGAGTATATAGCTTTAAGAGCAAGATATACATCACAACGCCGAGAATATGAAAGATTTAGCGATGCGATGAGTATACAACCTAAATGGGGCAGAATAACTATAGATGGATTAGGACGCATTTAAATATGTGTCTTTTTTAGTGCGGAAGGAGGTGTTTTTTTGAAAATTAATATTTTGGGAACCGAGTATGATTATGAAATATCCACAGAAACAGAAGATATAGGGTTACTTCGTGGCAATGGGTATTGTGACGCTTTTAAAAAGAGGATTATCGTAGAGGGTGAATTTAATGAAAATGACCCTAACAGTGTACAAGATATAGAAGCTTTTAAGAAAAAGGTAAAAAGGCACGAGATTGTACACGCATATCTTTTTGAAAGCGGATTAACTGAATATGCTGAAAATGAGCAGTTGGTCGAATGGGTTGCATGGCAATTCCCTAAATTGTTAGAAACGCTGAAAGAAGTGGGCGCAATATAAAATTTTGCCTGACGGGGCGTAAAATACGGATTACGCACAAAGTGCGGAGGAGGTATAGAAATGAGTGAACCAGTAATTGAGTCGACACTAGACACAGCGACTACACCAGAGATAACGCTGGAGGCAACACCTACGCAACCACAGGCGGTAACTGTGGATATGGAGGCATTAAGCCGAATAGCTGAAAAGAAAGCCGAAAAGGTTTCCCAGTCGGTGGTTAAAGAGATTTTGACTAAGCAGGGGCTTGATGATGAAACCATTAAAAATGTCTTGGCTGACTTTAAATCAAGACAGCCAGACCCGAAACAAGAAATTGAGAATTACAAAACCACTATAGGGCAACTTCAAACGCAAATCGAAACCGAACAAAGGGAAAAGATTGCAATGTTGAAAGGCGTTCCGCTAAATTCCGATGATGATGCGGTTAAGGAAAAAGCAAATGCTTGTATGACCTTAGCTAAATCGTACATATCGGAAAGCGTACCTTTTGAAGTGGCGCTAGACAGGGCGTTACAGGTAATTAGTTTTGCTGACAAAAAAGAGGATATTAACATACCTAAATTTGACGGTGGAGCAGGCAGGGAACCCATAACGCAAAAGGATGTTAAGGGAATGTCCTATATGGACAGGCTGAAATTGAAAAATCCGCAGATGCATGCGGAATATAAACCTAAAACAAAATAAAAAATAGGAGTGATTTATTATGGCAAGAGAAACATTGAACTTTTTAGGATACCCATTTGATAGCGAATTATTTGTGCAAATGTGGACAGAAACACCAGACCCAAGGCTAACAGCAATGTTGGAAAGTGGTGCATTGGCACAGGATGCATTAATACAATCAAGAATTAGCAATGACGGAAATTTATACACTATACCATTTTACAACATTCTCGATGGTGAAGAAGCTAATTATGACGGTATGACAGATGTACCAATGACCGAAACCACAGGTGTTAGTCAAAGCGGTATTGTCTATGGTCGTTCAAAAGGCTTTTTTGCTAGAAACTTTCAGGGGGAACTAAGTGGCTCTGACCCTATGGGGCATATTGCCAATTCCATAGCGAAGTATTGGAGTAACAAAGAGCAAAAAAGGTTAATCGGACTTGTTGAGGGTGTTTTTAAAACGACTGATACAAGCGATTACGCAACAACTTTTAAAAATACCCATGTATTAACAACTGGCGCGCCTGTTGATATTACAGATGCTAACCGTTTAATGACAATGTCTTTAGGAGATAACAAAAACGAGTACAGTATGGCAATTATGCATTCGGTCGTTGCCGAAAAACTTGAAAACTTGCAAGTTTTGGAGTTTTGGAAACAGACAGATGCCAACGGATTACAACGTCCTTCACGTATGGCTAGTTGGAATGGATTAACTGTCATTATTGATGATAGTGTTCCTGTTGATACAAACAACTACACAACTTATTTGTTTGGTACAGGGGCGC